CAAACTTAACTTTAAGTCATTTACCCAAGTCGTCATTCTTGGGTCCAGCACCTTTGTACCCTTCATGCAACTCACGGCGGCTAACAGACGAGAAGTCATCGAAGATCTACTGGACATTCAGATTTTCTCAAACATGAACTCTTTGCTGAAAGATCGTATTCGTTCAGCACAAAGTCAAAGCACTGATTGTGGACATATGCTTCGACTTACAAAGGAGAAAGTTGACAGTCAACAGAAACTGATTGATTCTCTCAAGGAAGTAAATCAGAACCGTCAGGAAGAGAAGCAAGAGAAGCACAATAAGAATATTCATCGTATTAAAGAACTTCAGGAGCAACACAGACTGAAGAAAGAGGAAACTCTTTGTTTAGAAGAGCAGATGGGTGACATCGAACCTCAGAAAAAGTTTGTTCGTAAACTGCGTCAGAGTCAATCAGATAAGAAGTCTGAACTGAAACTGATTGCTAAGGATCTGAAGTTCTTCAAAGATCATGATACCTGCCCTACTTGTAGTCAAGACATTGGTGGATTGTTCAAGCAAGAAAAGGTTAGTACAATGTCTAAGGCAGGCAAACTTCTTGCTAAAGAGATTGAAGGATTTACTAAAGATATTGAAGAAGCAGTAGAAGTTGTTACCAAGATGGAAGATACTTCTGCAAAACTGTATGAAGTTCGTAGTGATGCAACTGCAGTTGAACGAGAGATTGTTCGCGTTGAAATGGAGAATCTGCAGATTGTAAAAGAGATTACTGAACTGCAAGAGAGTACTCCCAACATCGATCAAGAGAAAGAGATTCTGCAGGGATTTCAATCTGAGTACGATTCAACTGAAAAAGATTGTGCTGCTGTTAGTCAGCAACTGGATGAGTTTCAAGTTGTAGCATCACTTCTAAAAGACTCTGGTATCAAGAGTCAGATTATCAAGAAGTATGTTCCCATCTTCAATCAACTTATCAATAAGTATCTGCAGTCGATGGACTTCTTTGTCAACTTCACTTTGGATGAAGAGTTCAATGAAGTTATCAAGAGTCGTTTCCGTGACGAGTTCTCTTATGCATCTTTCTCCGAAGGTGAAAAGCAAAAGATTGACCTGGCACTTCTATTCACTTGGCGTGAAGTTGCTCGGATGAAAAATAGTGTTGCTACTAACCTACTGATTCTGGATGAAGTGTTTGACAGTTCTCTTGATGCTTCTGGCACAGGTGAACTACTTCAGATCTTAAGAAGTCTTGGAAACGGAACAAACGTATTTGTTATTTCACATAAAGGTGATATACTTGTAGACAAGTTCCTCAGAACTTTAAAGTTTGAGAAAGTAAATGATTTCTCAAAGATGTCTGATGAGTCCTAAATAATTTTACTCTCCACTTTCATCATGTATAAACCATACTCACTAGAATGGCACAGGTATAGATATCTGAAGGAAGCCATTGACAAATACTTGGATGACTACGTTGAAAATGATGTAATCATGAAGGACATCTTAAGTATTGTCTGTGATCGGCAAGACCGAGCACATGCTGAGTATCACAAGTTAGAGGACTTAGAACTAAAACTGCGGGACTAGTATGCTATCAACTCAATACAGACTCCGACTGGAGTTCATCTGTAAGAAGATCGCTAACAATGAAGAAGTAAAACTAGAGGATATGATCTGGGCAGAGAAACTTGCCAAGGCTCATACTACTGCTAGAGACTGGTTAAACAAAGCACGCCGACAATCCAATGGGATTGAGGAAGGTAGCATGGAGGATTTTATGAATAAGATGGGACTAGGAGACCCCGACCCATCTAATCACAAAACGGGGTTTAGTGGAGCAGATGAAATCGTTGATTGGTTTCAACGTGACAAACCTGATGATTGGAGACAACGTGACTGAAAAGATTACACCAGAAACCTACGAAAAAATGAATGAAGAGTTTGAGGAAGAAGGACTCGCATTCAGAATCATTGTTCCTACCCAAGAAGAAATTGATGACTGGCAACAACGTAACTAAACTGAACATTGTAAATAACTTGGTAGAGAAGATTGCTGAACTCCTGGATGCAGAAGTTCAGCATTCTCTTTTGGTTGACTACAAAGGTACAGAAACAAGAAAAATCTCAATCACCTATAAAGAAAAATGAAAGCAATCATTTACAGCAATGGAAATCAAGAATGTGAGCGGGCAGCTGCCCTGATGGATGCAGTTCATATGGATGATACTATTGTTTATATTCTCGATAAAGATTTTACTCACAAACAGTTTCAAGATGAGTTTGGCGAAGAAGCATCTTATCCCATGATTGCTTTGGGAATGCTGCATCGTGGCACTCTCAAAGAAACTTTAAAGTTTATGAACACTAAAGGAATGCTTGTGTGAAAAAGGTTTGGGAAATTTGGAAGTATAGTTTAGGAAGTTTTAGTGATGACAAAACAGCTCCATACGACAATTATGTTGCTGGCATACGCACCCTTATTGTTGTGTCTTACATGGTTACTAATGTTGCCATCGTTGCTAACGCTGTACGGCACTGGGACGATGTGAAAACTGTCCCACCTGTTGCCCAATGCCATGAGACTCTGCTATAATTACAAGGTAACCAAGGGAAAAGGATGAACACCCAGGAAGTCAAAGGCACGCTTGCCAAACTGCTCGCTACCGAAAACTTGACTGTGGAGCACCGTAAGGTGAGCACTGCCTGCTTTGATGTTGAGAAGCGTTTGTTGATTCTTCCCATCTGGAAGACTGCTTCTAACACCGTCTACGACCTCCTGGTGGGTCATGAGGTGGGTCACGCCCTCTATACACCTAACGAAGACTTTTCCTCTGCTCCAAAGGATTTTGTGAATGTTTTGGAGGACGCTCGCATTGAGCGTATGATGAAAGTGACCTATCCTGGTCTGCGCCGTTCTTTCTTTGTGGGTTACCGCGAACTGTGGGAGCAAGATTTCTTCGGTGTGAAGAATGAAGATCCTCAAAATCTGTCACTGATTGATCGCATCAATCTTTACTTCAAGGGTAATCCTAATATTCCATTTGCCGACGAAGAGATGGTGTGGATCAAACGTGCAGAAATCACTAAGACCTTTCAAGAGGTCATTGATCTTGCTAAAGAACTTTATGAGTTCTGTTCACAGAAGCAAGAAAATAAAGAAGAGATGCCCCCTATGCCACAATCTGGAGATGGGCAACAAAGTGCTGATCGTGAAATCGAAAGTAACGATGAC